TTCATCACCCATAAACTTGTCAGTTTTAGTATCAGTTTCTAATGGCATTAATTGCTTCCATGTTGCACACATCTTTGGAACTACAAATAAAGCATAGCTTGCTGGCACTACGGAAGCCGTTATGACACGAACTCCAGCTGGTCTACCAATTTGTCCGTTAAATGCTTTTTGTCCCTCAGAAACGACCTGAGCCCCTTTCTCGTAGATATAGTGAATAATCTCTGGTGCTGTTTTTGGGTTAATTACTACAGCAAAATCGTTTGCATTATCGTAATATTCTTGGACTTGTGATTTCATTACTGCTAAGTCTTTAACTATTGCAGCTGAACTTTCATTCCAATAACCGCCTTGCAATGTTCCTGTTAAAATATCGCCATCTGTAGAAAGAACAGAATAGATTTCGTTATCTACTGCTTTAGCAACTCCTTCAGCAATTCTTTTAATAGTTCTATTTCTAGTATCTATGTTTTTTGCAATAATGTCTTCATGATCTATTTTTCCACTCAAACCATATTTTTCAATTCTTGAACTTACTTGTTCCCAACTTAATACAGCATTAGGAAATTCTGCTCCTCTAGGAATGCCTTTAATAGCGTTTCCTTCTTGTCCTTCCGGTACTGAAGTTTGTTCTCTAAAAAAGTAATTTTTCCATGAACTTGATTTAACAGTAGAAACTAACTGTTTCATTTTATAAGAATAATTAGCAATTTGCTTAATAGCATTATCATAGGTCTTTGCTCTTAACTTGTCTTCTCCTGTTTCGTAAAATGTCATTATTTCTTATTTCCTCTTTTTTTCTTTTTAGATTCTCTTTCTCTTGCTTTTTCTCTATCTATTGCACTTTCCTTTGGACTCATGCGAATACCTCTACATTTATAGTCTCTCCGTCTGAAGCTGCTTCTCTTGCAATTCCTACTACATTAGCAATTGATGCTGTCATGTCTGCATCTGTGCATTGCATAACATAATTTCCCGGTGAAGCAGTTTTAACATATGCATTTGCAGTAATTGCCCCACTGGCCACTAATTCATAGAAACCGCCTTTATCAGCAGTTATAGAAGTCTCAGTATTAAAAGCACTATCAGTAGAATTATTTACATCAGCATGAGCAAAACCACAGAAAGCGTCTCCTGTTCCTGTAGAAGCAGAAGCAGTATGAGGGTCTGCATTTTTTAAGTATGTTCCTTTTGGGATTGCCACTCCTGAAGCGCAGGAATATCTCCTAGAAGTTAGAATTTTTGTATCTCTTAAAACAGCTTCTCTTGCCATGTAAGATACTATATAATGAAGTATTTAAATCTTTCCCTCTTTTCTCAATTGATATAATTTTATTAAAGCGCCTAAAAATCCTTCTAAAATCAAAATAATTAATAAAAAATCTGTTAATATCATAAGAATTCTTGGAAATAATTTCCCATTATATCAAATTTATCTTCTTTAATTCCAATTACATGGATTGCCACTCCTGGAATTTTACAATTAGAAACTCCTCTCTCAAATTCTGCAGTAGAGAAACTGTCAGGAATTAATTTTGCTTCTTCTAAAATCTTCTTAGGAATTTTTTTACAACCAAACATTTTTCTTAATCCAAAATGTCTAGCATTCAATCCTAATTTTTTAAAACCGTAACTTGTATTTTTTGTTATTCCAAAAAAAGAACATACTTCTGCTAAAGCTTCTTTAGGGAAAATATATTCATAAGCTCCAAATACTGACGGTCTTAATGCTCCCTGAACTAATGTAATTTCTTCTTTTCCTGTTTCTTGATTAATTCTTCGCCATTTCCAATAGGCTGCTTGTGCATGTGCTTTCCATTGTTCCACTTGCTCAAACTTTCCTCTTGCGAATAGATATAAGTGCATTATTTCTTAATTGCCTCCTTTATTCTTTTCATAAATCTTTTAGTGAAAGCTTTTTTATAAAATTTATTGATTTCAATAAAGTCTTTTTTAGATCTAGCTTTTCCATGAACTTTATATCCGTCTAGAAATCCTGCCTTATACATTTCAATTAAAGCTTCTCTTTCTTGAATAACTTTTTTTTTCTTTACCATTATCTAAAAGCATTTGCAATTTCATCTGCTTCTTTTTTGGCCGTTTCTTCCAAAAGTTCTTCTTTTGTTTTAGGGTTTCCGCTTCCTGCGTTTGCTTGTCCTCTTAATTGCTTTCTTGCGAATAATTCTTCTTCTCTTGCAATTAAAGCTTCTCGTCTATCATTTTCTTCTTTTTGTCTTTGGACGATTGCTTCTGTTCTTTCATAAAGCGTTTCCGTTGATGTTTTCTCTGGTTGCCCCGAAGCCTGTTCTTGTATTTCTTGTGTTTCTTTTTCTTCATCTGCCATTATTGCACACCTCCATTATAATACTGTTGAATTTTATTTTTTTGTAATTCAATGGCTTTATTTCCCAATTCTGCATTAGCCATTAATTGCTTTGCATAAGGTCTCATTAAAGGATTATATTTTCCTGAAACTTGAACTTTCCCTCTTGCTAAATTTTGCAATCCTTCAATTTCATCTAAATAAGTTAAACCCTCTTCTGCTGTCATAGCTCCCTCTTCTACTAAATTACCTACATCTCTCGCATAAATTGCTGAGCCACTTATAATATTATCTGAAGCTAACCATGACATTAAAATATCTGCGCTTACAACTGCCGCTCCAATTTGAACTCCTCTTTTTAATAATAATTTTTTTGTTCCTGCAACTCCTGCTTTTTGCAGTCCTTTAGTTACTGCAGCCCTTCCTGACATTGAGAATAATTTATTTACCCCTGCTCTTGATGCAGCTCCTGTAAAAGCTCTTTGTGTAAATACTGATTTAGCTCCTTGATAAGCTGTTCTAGTAATAACTGCTCTTCCCCCTGTGGCTGCCGTTGCTGCTGCAGCTCCTCCTCCTGCAAGAGCAAAACCTCCTAAAGTTACTAAAGTTAAAATTCCAAATCCTAATGCAATTGATGTTTTAGGGTCAGCTGCAATTTCATATAATCTTTCTGAGCCTAAAAGAGTTTCAGCATCTCTTTCTAATTCAGGAATTGCTTCAGGATTAAATTTTGTATCTCCTACAACATTATTCTTTGCTTTATCAAAATTTTTCATTTCTTCTATTGATGGCTCTCCCCTTATTTCTCTCGCAGCTTCTTCTCCTTCTAATTGAACTTTATTTTGTCTTTCAATATGTAATGGAGTTTTATTTTTTTCTTTAACTTCTCCTTCTGTTAATTTTTTATATTCTGTTCCTTTTCCTGTTTTTAATTTTCTTATATTTTCTCCTTCTCCAACTACAATTCTTTTTCCGTTGCTTTCATAAATTTGCTTTCCTTTTTCTTCATAGTTTTTAACTCCTGAGCCTCCTGCAACTAAAAATTCTGTAACTTCATTTTTATTTTTTGAAATAGATTGTTTTCTGTTGCTTGGAGCTCCGCCTCCTCCTCTCCCAATATTCATTGTACTTCCTTTGCTTCCTCCTCTAACTGAAACTGTCGCTGTAGCTCCTTTCTTTTTTCTTCTTCTATTAAATAATCCCATTTTTATCTGTTTAATGTTTTAATTAAGTTTTCAATAACTTTAGTATTTTGTTGAACTAATTTTCTCAAATCAATATAAACTAATAAATAAGCCACTATTGGAAATCCAAAATTATTTAACATTTCAATTAATTCATTCATTGTCCTTCTCCTGCTGTGGTTTCACTAGCGTCTATATTCTGAGCCCCATCTTTTTTATTGTCAGATAATAATTCATTCTCTAAACTTGCAGGAAATTCTAAATCAATAGTTAATCCTAATTGATTAAATATTTGTTCTTCTATGAATAACTGTTCTTCTTCTATTGTTTGTTGAAATGCTAAATAAGCAATCTTTGCTGAGGCTTCTGTAAATTCTCCACTTCCCCCTAGAATAATCTTTGGCACTTGAGCTACTTCATAAAACATTTTGTCTAAATATTGTATCCATGCAATAGGATTTAAAGTTGCATTAGGAGCTACTGCGATTAATTCTGCGTCTGACACGTCCATAGGCTCGTAAATGTTTTCTCCTGCTCCTGTTGCTGCATCTTGTTTTGCTTTGTATTCTTTAATTTCGTCTGGGTCATCAGTATTTAATTTAAACTTCCATTGAGGTTTTACAAATCTATGCATTACAGTTTTATAATCAGCCATAGCTTCGTTCTTCATTAAAATAATATTTTTAAGACTTTCTATCATAGAAACTCCATGTATCTCGTCGGCAACTCTATTTCTTGACAAATGGAATATTTGCTCCGGTTTGAATTTCTTTGGGTCCTCTCCTTTTGCTTTTGCAATTTGTTCATATCTTTTTATTATTCCGTATTCATCTGAGATTATTTTTATTGAACTTGGGTCTAAAACTTTTAAATTTTCAAATTCTCCTTCATCATTAAAAATAATTTCTGCAAATGCATCTCCTCCAATGTTATATGTTCTAATCATATTTTCTAAAATTGTGTTGAAAGTATCAAATCCTGTCCCATCAAAAAAACTTAATATTCCTGTTGTTTCATTGTCTGCTTCAAATCCTTTCCCTACTGTCCATGTTGCTTTGGCGTCAATAACTGCTCTTAATTCAGGGATCTCTTTGTAGTATCCTAAATTTTGCCCCCAATCATTATTAACATATTCATATTCTCCAATTCCTGTTGCTCCATCAGTATGTTTTACATCTACCGAATAATCTTCCATAGCTGTATCTAAATCGCTTGCCACTGCTGAGTTTATTGTGTTATCTGTCATTTTATATATCTAATTTAAATGGTAAAGCTATTCTAAATTTAGTTGAAGCTAAACTGCTATCTGCAAATCTTGTATTGCTTCTCCCCATTGGGTCAATTCCTACATAAGTATCATCACTACCTATATTATATCCTTTAAATTTTAATATTAATTTTTCATTTGGTTTTATTGTCACATTTGAAATTTCCATTTTTCCTAAAATATTACTCTCATTAACAATATTTCCAAACATATATGTGCTTCCTATTAATGTTTCATTGTCATTTTTATCCACATGATATAATCTACATAAAAAAGTATCATTATTTGAATAATCAGAATGTTTTCCAAAAGAAATGATGGCTGTTCCATCTATTATTTTTTTCTTTTTGAATTTATTAGTTTCAAATTCTATTTCTGTGTTTGTTAGTATTCTTATGTCTATATTGCTTGAAGGAAATATTTGGTCAGTTAAAATATATTCTTTTGTGGTTGTGGGAGTTGTTCCATCTCTTGTTTCTGCCCCATAATAAACCTCATATCCTAATCCTGTTGCAATATCAACATAATCATAGTTTACTGAAAACTCAGGACTTTTTCTATAAGTTTGTGGAATTGTCATTAGTTAATCTCCTGTCCGAAAGGGACACTCATTCCCTCTGCAAGACTTTGATAATTTATATTAACACCGAATAATAAAACCTCTCCAATTAATCTTCCAAACTTTCCAACTCTATTATTT